GTTTGTCTTTTACGAGGCATCCAGTTACAAATGATCTGACTATTCTCAGAAATGAGGATTCTATTAAAATGTCTGTAATAAATCTTGTAAGAACTCGTATTGGTGAGAGATTTTTTAATAATTTATTAGGAACATCTATTGAAAAATCTCTCTTTGAAATTCAAAATTCGGAGATGACTGTATTTCTGGAACAAGAAATTACAAATTTACTTAATAACTATGAATATAGAATTAAATTAAATAATGTAGTTGTTAACTCAGAATTAGATAGTAATGACTTAAATGTTAGTATTTCCTATGACATTGTTGGTATGCCCTTTCCGACTCAAAAAATAGAATTCATTTTACAACCAACTAGAGTATAATGTCATTTAATCAATTTACAAATTTAGATTTTAGTGATTTACGTTCTCAGATTAAAGATTATCTGAGAGCAAATAGTAATTTTACTGATTTTGATTTTGAAGGATCTAACTTTTCAATATTAATTGATATTTTAGCATACAATAGTTACATTACTGCATATAATACCAATATGCAAGCGAATGAATCATTTATTGATTCAGCAACATTAAGAGAAAATGTTGTTGCTCTTGCAAGAAATATTGGATATATACCTCGCTCCAAAAGATCAGCAGAATCAAAAGTTTCATTTACGGTAAATACTGGATCTTTAAACTCAAGAATAGTAACACTTAAGGCGGGAATTGTTGCTTTAGGTGCTGTTCAGTCTGGTAATTATATATTTTCGATTCCTTCAGATATAACAGTTACAGTTGACAATTCCGGTATTGCGTATTTTGATGATTTATCGATTTATGAAGGAACATATTTAACTAAAACTTTTACAATTGATTATAGTCAACCAAACCAAAGATATGTTTTAGATAATTCTGATATTGATACTTCTACAATTAATGTAAATATAACTCTAACTTCAACAGAAAAATATTCATTATATGATAATATTTTAAATATTGATAAAAATTCTAAAATATTTTTAATTCAAGAAATAAATGATGAAAAATATGAGATTCTTTTTGGTGACAATTTACTTGGAAAAAAACCAGAAAATGGTAGTACTGTAACTATTTCATATATCGTAACTAATGGAAAAAATGCAAATGGAGCATCTAATTTTACTTTTTCCGGATCTCTTTTAGACAACAATGGAAACAATATTACTTCTGGAATTTCGCTCCTAACCACCACATTATCATCTCAAAATGGAGATGACATTGAATCAGTAGATTCTGTCAAATATCTTGCCCCAAGAGTTTATGCGTCTCAATATAGAGCGGTTACAGCAAATGATTATAAATCATTAATTCCTTATCTTTACACTAATGTAGATTCAGTAACTGCATATGGCGGAGATGAATTGGATCCACCAGAATATGGAAAGGTTTTCATTTCAATCAAACCAAGAAATGGAAGTTTTCTATCTCAAATTACCAAAAATGATATCAAGAAAAAATTAAAACAATATAGTATTGCTGGAATTAAACCAGAAATTATTGACTTGAAATATCTTTATGTAGAAATAGATACAACAATTTATTATAATAAGTCATTTACTGCAGATTCAAGTTTACTTCGTAATCAAGTCATTAATACTTTAACTACATATTCAAAATCTACAGATGTGAATAGTTTTGGTGGAAGATTTAAATATAGCAAAGTAAATACACTAATTGATAATACAAATAAAGCAATTACATCTAATATTACAAAAATTAAAATGAGAAGAGATCTGCAACCAGCATTTAATGCATTTGCAACTTATGAATTATGTTTTGGTAATAAATTTCATCAAAAGACAAATAATTATAGTATCAAATCTTCTGGATTTAAAACTAATGAATTCACAGAAACTTTATATATTACGGATTCTCCAACTTCAACATTTTCTGGAAAAATTGTTTTATTCAAACTTGTAGATAATCTTCCAGTAATTGTAAAAAGCAATGCCGGTAAAGTTGATTATATAAATGGAGAAATTATATTGGATGTAATTAATATTGTTTCAACTTCTCTTGAATCTGGTGTTATTCAAATTGAAGCATCTCCAGAATCAAATGATATAATTGCACTAAAAGATATATACCTTCAAATAGATATTTCAAATAGTGTGGTAAATACTATAGAAGATAGTATTGAATCTGGAGAAAATACTTCAGCTACCCAATACACTTCAACTTCAAGTTACTTAAATGGACCCTACACAAGATAAATGTCTGAGATCAAAAGAGTTAAAATCAATCATATTTTAGATTCTCAAATACCAGAGTTTCTAAATGAAGAATCTCCTTTATTTAAAGAGTTCTTAAATCAGTATTATATTTCACAAGAACATCAAACTGGTGTTGTTGATTTGTCTAATAATTTGGTAAAATATAAAAGTATTGAAAATTTCAATACTGAAACTTTAATTGACTCCCAGTTACCATCCCAATTAGTTTCGGACATTTTATCATTTGATGATACCATTTATGTTTCTCATACAATTGGTTATCCAGATAAGTATGGTTTATTAAAAATTGATAATGAAATTATTACTTACAATACAAAGACACAAAATTCCTTTTTAGGATGTGTTCGTGGTTTTAGTGGAATTGAAAGTTTTCAAAAAAATAATCATCCTGAGTTTTTAACTTTTACGAAAACTTTAGCAGAAGGACATTCTGCTGGAACAAAAATTAATAATCTTAATTATCTTTTCTTTTTTGAATTTTTTAAAAAATTCAAATATCAATTTTTACCAGGATTTGAAGAAAGAAACTTTACTTCTAAAATTTCTCTGCAAAATATTTTATCAAAAGCAAAGGATTTTTATACTGCAAAAGGAACAGACGCTTCTTTCAAAATTTTATTTAAAGTTCTTTTTGGTGAAGAAATTGAAATAATCAAACCTCAAGAATATATGTTGAGGCCCTCTGATAATAATTATTTTGTCACAAAAAATATATTAGTAGAAAAAATTTCTGGGGATGATCCTCTTTTACTTCCTGGATCAACTTTATACCAAAAAGTTTCCAGTGGAACTGCTTCTGCATCAATTTATAATGTTGAATATAGACCTGTTGAAGGTAAAAATTTATATGAAGTTTCTTTAGATATTACTTCTTTTATTAATAATTTCGAGTTTACCGGAACTACAAAAGTAATTGATTATACTCCAAAAGAATCAACAGTAGTTAATGTCGATTCTACGATTGGATTTTCATATTCTGGAACTGTAGTTGCAAAAACAAGTTTTGGAAATATTGAATTACAATATACTGACAAAACAAACACTCAATTATTGAATGTTACGGGTCTTATTTATGATTTGCAATTTGGTGATTTGATTTATGAAGACAAATTAGCTTATTCTTACGTTGGTCCAGAAGAAACATCTTTAGTTAATTTTAGAGTTATTAATTTAATTGGAGATGTTGATTTTGAAAAATCATCAAATCTTAGAAAAGGAGATAAAATATCTTTAAGTTCTTTTGGAAAAAATATTTCAAATAATTATAAATTTACAAGTTGGATTTATAATATACCAACATATCATAATATCAAAACTATTGAAATTCTCACAAGCAACACATATAGAATACAACTAAAAGACAATCTAACTGTTTATAAAAATCAAAAAATATATGCAATTGATGGAGAAGATCAAGTTGAAGCAACAGTGATTGATGTTGAAGATGGAAACGAGAGAAAAATTAAAAATAGATTCGTAATATCAACAACAAAAAGTTTAAACTTAAATAATACAAATCAAATTAAGAGATCATTAGTAAAAGCAAGTTCAACTAATTTTTCAAATGTTTCATCTATAGTTGCATCTATTCAAAATACTTATATTGATAAACAAGAAGAAAATTTGTATATTGCTTTTTCTGGATTACCGGATTATGAAATTACTTGCACTTCTACGATTGGAATTGTAACATCTATTGGGGCTGGAACATCTATTTTAAATTTGAATAGTCATAACTTTTTAACAGGGGATAAGATTTTCTATAAATCAAATTCTATAGGTATTTCAAGTGGAATCTATTTTGCAACAAAAGTAGATGATAATAGTATTAAATTATCATATAGCAATAGTGATGTCTTTTCGCAAAAATATATTCAAATCAATAACCAAATCGTATCTGATGAAGTTTATAAACTTGGTTTTGAAAATAAAATCATTAAAGACCAAAAATTATTAAAGAAATTTAGATTAAATGATAATATTGAATATTTTGATGATCCAAAAAATAGAACTACATTTAATAGACAAATAGGAGTTCTTGCAAATGGAGTAGAAATATACTCTCCTACTTTATTTGATGAAAACATTTATTATGGAATGTTAGATTCTATTGTGGTCACAAATCCAGGAAAAGATTATGATGTCATAAATGCACCAAATCTTGTCATTTCAGATTCATCTGGATATGGGTGTAAAGCACATTTAATTCTTTCCGGATCAATTAAAGAAATAAAAATCAATTCTCCTGGAATTGGATATGAAAAAAAACCAAATATAACAATCTCTGGTGGAAATGGACAAGGTGCCGTATTAGAAACAAATCTAGTCAAGTCAAAAATCATTTCTAAATTTAAATCTAATAGTGCATCAATAGACCCAAGTAACGAAACAATTACATTTTTAGATAATCATAATTTTGACGACAATGAAGAGGTAACTTATTCATCAAATGAGAACGCAACTATTCCTGGTTTAATTGATAAATCTAATTATTTTGTAAAAATTATAAATTTAAAATCAATAAAATTACATAAAACCAAAAATGATTCTATAGTTGGCATCAATACAGTTAATATAACTGGTATTAGTTCTGGATTCCATGAATTTTCTACTTTAAATTCAAAAAATACAATTACTAAAATTTATGTAAAAAATGAAGGAGAAAACTATTCAAATAGATTTGTTAAAGTTTCTTCTGATCTTTATCCTAATTTTGGAATGGGAATATCTGGAATCAATACAGAAGATAGTTATATTTTTTCCAAAAATCATGGATTTAAAAATGGAGACTATGTAAGATATTCTTATACAAATACTCCAATTATTGGTTTAGTATCAACAACAGAATATCTTGTTACAGTAGTTGATCAAAATAAATTTAAACTTTCTGAATCAGGAATAGGAACTACATCCACTAATCAAAATTATTTAAATAAAAAATATATTCATTTTGATTCATTAGGCATAGGAACTCATACTTTTTATTATCCTCCAATTGAAATTAATATAGAAACAATTTCTAGCATTGGATCTACTAACATTGTTACTCCAATATTGACGCCTGTTGTTTTAGGGTCTGCAGAAAGTGTTTATATTGAGAACGGAGGATATTACTATGGAAGTCCAGACATTATTAATTTTCACAGAAGACCTAATGTTGGATTATCTACAATTAGTCAGGCATTATTAAAGCCAGTAATTGTAAATGGAACAATTACTGATGTTCAAATTATTTTTGGTGGAAGTGGTTATGATAATGGAACAAAGGTCATAGTATATGGCAAAGGAAAATATGCAGATTTAAAGCCAATAATTGAAAATGGATCAATTGCAAATTTTTCCATTGTAGATGGTGGAGTTGGATATGCAACATCAAATACAATATTAACTGCAATAAGAAGAGGAACCGACTTAAAGTTTGTAGCAAATGTTTTTGAATGGAAAATTGATCAAATTGAAAGAAATAAAAATTTAATTGCATCTAATGGTGGAGATGATGAAACGATTGCATATCCATCTCCAGATTTAAGTTTAAATTTACAACCAATAAATTTTTATTTACCAAGACAGTTTAGAAAAAATCTTTCAGATAATATTTTAGATAACAGTCAAGAGAAAGATGCACCACTTAGACATTCTCCAATTGTAGGTTGGGCATACGACGGAAATCCAATTTATGGACCTTATGGATATGCAAGTTTAACTGATACTACCATTAAACTAATTGCATCTAGTTATAATAAAAAATCATTACCCACTGGTGACATTAGGCCAAATAACTTTTCAAATGGATTTTTTATTAATGATCATGAATATGACGCATCTGGAGACCTAGATGAATATAATGGAAGATTTTGTGTTACACCAGAATATCCATATGGAACATATGCATATTTTACTACATTTGAGATAGTATCAAACATTTTAAGACCATTATATCCATATATTATTGGTCAAAGGTTTAAAGATACTCCAGTTTTTGAAAACTTTGATCCAAATTTTTCACAAAACAAAAACATATCAAAATACAACTTGATTAGAAATTTTAGCAATTACTACATAGATTCTGTAAATTCAGGTTATGAAATTCTTGAAAAAATTTCTTCAAATTTAAAGCAAGATTTTATTGTAAAAGATATCAAAAAATCTGGTATTTCTTCTATTTTTATTGATAGTTCTGGTTCAAATTATTCAGTAAACGATGTAATTCAATTTGCCGATACAATAGATGGAACAGGAGTAAGTGCTCAAATTTCAAGAGTAAATGGAAAAAATATTTCAAACCTTACCGTTGGAGTAACAACTTTTTCTGATACTATTTTTTACTTAAAGGAAAATAATTCAAATCAAATTGTAGGAATAACATCTTCTATTCATAATTTTGTGAATGGAGATAAAATTATAGTATCTGGCATATCAACAATTGGACTTTCACAGATAGAAGGAACTAAAATTATTTCTGTAAATCAAAAAACAACAGGTTTATTGGAAACACTTCAGAGTGCATCTCTGACTGGAATATTGACATACATTTCAGTCAAAGATACTTCTGGATTTGAAGTAAATGATTCTGTTGGAATTGGTACAGAATATATGACGGTTATTGGAATTGTTGCAGAAAAATCTCAAATTTTAGTCAGTAGACCATCAAATGGAGGAATTCATACAGTAGGAATTGAGAGTGTAAAACTTCTTACAAATAAATTTGAATTTTTTGAACCAAAAACAATTGGTTTTGTAATTCCAGAAAATAAAACTATTTACTTTGATCCAACAAATACTATTGGATATGGACAATCTGGATCCACTTATTCTATTGTAGGTATTGGAACAAGTACAATAAACACTAGATTTGTTCCATCAAGATCCATTTATATTCCAAATCACAAATATTATACCGGGCAACCTTTGGTA